AGCAAAACCGATGTAAAGCAGGACATTGAAAAGAAACCCAATCCTGACGGCTCGACTACCACTAAAACCGATACCACAACTGACAAGACCAGTTGCAAGGGCGTGAAGCCCTGTACGTCCACCAGCAAAACCGAAACTTCGACCAGTGAGGAAGACGCCGACGGCAAACCGGGTGATTCGAACTACGAATGCACCGGGACTGGTTGCGATAAGGAAGGTGAATCAGAAGAAGAAGGCGAAGAAGGGCCGGAACGTGAAGCTTCGGTCGGCACCTGCGATGCGGGCTTTTCGTGCAGTGGCGACGCCATCGATTGCGAGATCCTGCGTCAGCAAAAGGAACAGCTTTGCCTTGCGCAACAGATGACCGATTTTGAAAAGCATAAGCCTGGAATCGAAACAGCTCTTACTGGCGATAAGTTTGAGTTAGACGAAGGCAAGGGCGTTATAGATGTTCCGTCCTTTGTTAACCAAGGTACACGCTTTTTGCCATCAACATGCCCTGCCGCCGAGAAATTTAATCTGATCAGCGCGGGCGGCCATACGTTTGAATTTAGTTATGAGCCGCTATGCCGTGCCGCCAGTGACTTGAGCGGTTTATTCGTAATTGTCGCAACCGTTCTAGCTGCCTTGTACGTGGGCCGCTCCGTTGGGGGGCATTAATATGCACTACTTCCTTTTGATTCAGATGCTCGTTATCGCGCTTGGCCCGCTGGTTAAGATGGTGCTGAAGATGATTGGCTTCGGCTTTGTTACTTATGTCGGTTTCAATCTGATCATTGGCCAAGCTCAGGAATATCTGTTTGCTCAGATGGGGACTGTTGGCCCGGTTATTCAAAGCATGTTAGGGCTCATGAAGTTTGATGTGGTCGTTAATATTTATTTTGCTGCGATCTCTACGCGCTTCATCCTGTCCGGGATCGACAAGGCCACCGACCGCAAACGTAATCAGGTCTGGCATAAGCCGGGCGGCACCTCCATCGAAGCCTAAGGAGGCGCCATGCTCGTTATCCGCACCGGCAAACCCGGCCACGGCAAGACCCTGAACACCATCCGCGAAGTGGACCAGAAAGCCCATGGCGAAGGCCGGGTGGTCTACTACCACAACATCAACGGCCTCAAGCCTGAGCAACTGCAAGCGCAGTGGTTCGAGTTTGAAGATCCGGAAAAGTGGTTCGAGCTGCCTAGCGATGCGGTCATCGTCGTGGACGAGGCACAAGGCTGGTTTGGCGCAAGAGACCCGCGCGCTCGACCGCCTGAGCACATCACACGCTTCGAGACCATGCGTCACCAAGGCCACGAAGTGCATCTGGTCACGCAAGACCCGCGCTATCTGGACGTGCACTTGCGCCGCCTGTGCAACAGCCATATTCACTACTGGCGAGTCTTCAAGTCAGCCCAGCTGCTGCGCTTTGAGTCCGAAGTCGTGGTGGAAAAGGTCGAAGTCAAAACCAGCTTTAAGGATGCCGACAAGAAGTCATTGCGTCTGGATAAGCGCTACTTCAGCGCTTATACCAGCACCAACGCCAAGCACCACTTTCAGGCCAAGGTGCCGACCAAGTTCATTCTCGCCATCTGTGTAATCATCGGGGCGGGTATCCTCGCTTATCGTGCCTATGAGCGCTACGACGATGGGAAGGCCGCGGCCGTCGCCGGTACTGGCGCGTCGGCTGTGGGAATGGTCGATCAGGTCCGGGACACGGTCGGCGCGTTCATTCGCCCCTCGGCGTCGGATGGTCAATCGAGCGCTCCTGAAACGGTCGCGAGCTATATCGGGCGCCGGGTCCCTCGGGTTCCTCAGATACCGGCCTCAGCGCCTATCTACGATGAGCTGACGCGACCTGTCTCATTCCCTCGGCTCTACTGCATGTCCAGCACTGATCCCGACACTTACGCACGGGAGTTCGGGCGTATGGCGCATGCCGTGGTGAATGGCGTCCCTACCGTGTGTCAGTGTTACACGCAGCAGAGCACCCGTATCGAAACCGACTTCGCCTTCTGCAATCGTGTGGTTGAGTACGGCTTTTTCGATCCGACCATTCCCGACCGCTCTGGCGGTTCCCAGCGCCAAGACGCTCAAAGCACCCCGCGACCCTCTCAGCCAGCCCCGCAGCCGGTAGTTGCTCAGCCTTCGGGCGGTGGCGGTTTGACGGTCGTTCCTTACCAGAAAGGGCAATTCCTGTGGTGATCTTGTGAGCGGGGTTTTGCTCGCCGGGCGAGGTACGAGCCGGCGCGCAAAACCCGCCCCGGTGACGTCCCTGTAGCACGTCAGATAAACGTATTTAACGAACCGCTGTATTCCGCAGTAAGGGCAAAAGAATGGCAAAGGTAGTAGATCAAAAAAGGCTCGACCTTCAGACCGCCGTTGAGGATCGCCATGGGCGTCTTTTCATTGATCAAGGCACTCATGTTCTGACCGATCTTTCGGGCGTTCGCCTGCTTCGATGTGGGGTCGACACGGTTCGTCAGTTGTACCGTGGCCTGATTCGACCTGAAATCATGGGCCTGTTTGAAATGCCGGGTGCAATGGTCGAGTTTGCCGGTGAAATCTGGCATTCCGGTCGGGTAGGCCGGGACTCCGGTTACCAGTACAAACTGCAAAATGCCGATCTGGGCATCATCTTGTTGGTGAAAAACTTCAACGCGACGCTTGAGAGCATTGGTCCGCATCTGAAAATCGAAGTCTCGCCGCACGCTGTTGATGCGTTGTCGCCTGAGCGCCTGCAAGAGCGCATGGATTACTACGCGGCTGCTGTGCTGACCAATCGGGAGCGCAACCAATGCGCTGTTCACTTGGCGCTTGATCTTCAGGGGTGGGCGCCTTCGGATGATCTTGTGGCTCGCATGCATTGTCGTGCACGTGCCACTCGTGACATTTCCGGTATCAAGGAAATCAAGTGGTCCATGGAATCGGCTACCTATGGCAAGGGCCAGTCGTTCCTGTTTGGCTCCGCTGGGGGTGTCCAGCTCGCCATATACAACAAGACTCTTCAGGCCCGTGCGACTGACAAGCTCGACTATTGGGAGCGCGTCTGGCGTCGCAATGACTCGTTCGATCTTGCTGATCCTGACAATTACGATCCTGATGCTGACGTCTGGCGTGTCGAGCTGCGTTATCACCACTCCGTTGTCCAGCAATTCGCGAGTGGTTCCGTCGACGTTAAGACAGGCCAGATCATCGACACCGACTCGTTTTCAGCCTTTGCGCCGCATCTTGATGGGCTTTGGCGCTATGGCCTTCGTCAGTTCAAGCTGCTCTCCCGTCCCGGTTACTTCGACCCTCTTTGGACGCTCATTCGCGATGACGTTTGTGTTGATCTGCCTGTCGATTCTCTGGCTGATGAAACCTGTTACCAGCGCTCATACAAGACCAGTCGTGGTTTCACCGGTAAGAACGTTGAGCTGTTCCTGGGCAACTTCATCAGTCTGCTAGCTCGAGAGCGTGTGCCTGCAAAAAAGGCGTTCCGGGTCCTGAAGGAGTGGGACTGCTGGCCCGTAATCCGCGACCACTACGCCGGAAAAGGGATGACTGACCTGATGTTGTTCGCTCATATCGAAAAGCTCCTGCAAGAGCGACACGTTCGATGGGGGCGTGCGATCTGATGTTTGTTTGCCAGAAACACAAACAAGACAAACACGTTGCCTCCAATGCTCTTGGCCGGGGCGGTCATCATGGCAATTGAGCAACTGCCAGACGGCCGTTGGAAGGTCGACATTGAGCCCATCAAGGGTAGGCGCTTCCGCAAGACGTTCAAGACCAAGGGCGAAGCTCAGCGTTTTGAGGCTACTTGTCGTGCGAAGGTGATCGAAAGCCCGCAATGGTCTCCTAAGCCTAAGGATCGTCGGCGTCTCTCTGAGCTATGCACTCGATACCATGATCTGCATGGCCATACGTTGGCTGACAGTAAAAGGCTGAAAGGTGTTCTAGCGCGTCTTGCTGCCGATCTTGGCGATCCGGTGGCGTCGTCATTCACTGGTAACGCTTTTTGTGAGGTTCGGCGTGTTCAGCTTGAGTCGGGCGTTCATGGTAAGTCGCTCAACAATCGGCTGGGCTACCTCAAGGCCGTATTCAACGAGCTTAGGCGCTTAGGTGATATTGATTACCCGAATCCGTTGGTGAATGTGCGTCCGTTGCGCTTGCAGGAACGACCGGTGTTTTTTCTGTCGCAACCGCAGATTACGGAGTTGCTTGACGCGCTCGATGCTCGTTCTACGTCACCGCATTTAGGCTTGGTTGCTCGAATTTGTCTGTCTACAGGCGCGCGATGGGGTGAGGCACAAGCTTTGACGCCTGAAAGGGTGCGCAACGGTGCTGTGACCTTTGCCAATACGAAGTCGCGCCGGACTCGTACCATCCCAATTGCGGCTGATCTGGAGAAACAGTTGCACCGGCATTATCGACGTCATGGCCTGTTCACCAATTGCATGATGTCCTTTAGCCGTGTGCTTGAGTCCACTTCGATCAAGCTCCCGGCTGGGCAAGCAACGCACGTGCTGCGACACACGTTCGCCAGTCACTTCGTGATGCGAGGTGGCAACATTCTTACTCTGCAGAAAATCCTAGGGCATTCGTCTCTGACGATGACCATGCGCTATGCCCATTTGTCACCGGATCACCTTCAGGATGCATTGCGGCTGAATCCGCTTGTCGACACTTCTTCGACAGTCTGAATGGCGGGAATAAAAAAGCCCCGAAAACTTCAATGTTTTCAGGGCTTTAGGTATCGAAAGTGGCGGTGAGGGTGGGATTCGAACCCA